GTTGTCTATTGTATTGAGTTGCGTCATATTCAAACGCTGTGAGTTTTGCTCTAGAAGCCAAACGCTCAACGGCGGCTTGCGGATTAACAAAGGCAATCGCCTTATCAATTAGGTTTAATTCAACCTTCTTCACTTATATCATCCCAAGCGAACGAGCAGGGCCGAACTTTGCGTATGTTGTGCGAATCCTTCCACCAGTTGCTTGCTGAATGGCTAGGGTCAATTCCGCAATTGTATCTCTCACCTCACCTAGATTCGCCCTAGAAAAAGAGCGTCCAGCTATCGAATAGCTTGAACCCGCCACCGCAATCGCCTCAAGACAAGTGATATATTTATCACGCAGAGAAGTTAGGGTGGTGAGGGGTAGCCCAATAAAATCACCCTTCGCCATTCTCAACCTCCTCTGTCAAACTTGCGGGTGAGACTTTCAATCGTCCATAAAGTGCCGCACCAACGATGTTCATACACTCACAGTCCATCAAATGATTGTGCTTCCCGACTTGCTTCCATACAAGCCTTTCTCTTCCAGTCATAGGGTTTTTCACTCGCACCTTAACCTCTGCCTCGATATGCACTCGCCAAACATCGGGGGTATCTAGGGCGATGTAGCCGGGTTCTTTGATTAGGTTAGATAGAATGTCTTTGATGGATGGATTTGACCACCGCCAAACCGGGCAGAACTTCCACTTCCACCCTGCCTTCGATTGAATTGCCTTCCCGCTGAATGGGTCTCCATTAGCAATTCTGGCGTAGGGGCGTTGTAGTTTTTGCTCCCCTACAATTTCAGAGAAACTAGTGCGGTCTGAACCAACCAGAGCCATAAAGCCCCATTTACAACAATGGAAATAGACATCTCTGGTCTGATCGCCGCTATCACAGAAAACACACTTCGATTCCACCCCAAACTCATCGGCTTTTGCTTTGATGTCCCCCCAAGTCTCTAGCCTTCCAGCCCATACAAGCCGTGATCTGCCCTCAATATTCCAAGCCCTAACAACACACCAAGCGTGAAAGCCCCCCGCCTCTTGAATGTCGCACGACATAATCAGCTTCTCATTTACTCTGACTTCGCCCATCTTGTAGTCGCCAGCAACAATTTCCATCTTCTCGCTTTCGTGTTCCATCCAAGGCTCTGCTAGAACTCGGTTCACAAAGTCTTGTAGCCCTATGATTCCATTGTGCTTATCTTGAAGAAACTTTACAGCCAAACTTCCGAAGCTAACCCAAGGGGCATAGAGGCCGTTGAGATGATAGGAGCGTCTAGCTGGTTCGCCTTTTAGATTGGTTGCCCTCCACTCGCCCTCTCGAAGCATCTTGGTTTTCTGTCCGTCTGTAATCTTTTCTTTGCACCCCTCGCACTCGTAGTAGGTCGAGGATTTAACCAGCTTAAAATCATAAACTCCATCCTCGATCTTGGCAGACTCGTCCCATTTCACTTGCCCCCAGACCAGCTTCTGCTTATGCCCACAATGAGGGCAAGGCACAAAGTAAAAGCGCATATCCCCTTTTTGCCATTCGCTCCAAATGATTGAGTCGGCAGTTGTCGGGGTGCTGGTTGCTATGATGAGATGGTTTGGGTAGGTGCTAACTCTAGCCTCTGCTAATTGAACTGGGTTTGCCTCTCGCCCCGACCCCGCTTGTTCTGGAAACTTGTCTACCTCATCCATACAGAGCAACGCAATCGATCGACTGGAAAGAGCAGAGGGGCTAGTGCCAGCCCACCATACCGAGCATCGCTTGAAATGTTGCTCTAGGATTTTTATTTTGTCGGTGTTGTCTGGCTTCTCTTTCGCTAGGGCTGGGCAATCATCAATCATAGGAAGCCAGCGAGTTTCTGTGAATGATCTGGCTAAATGCTCGCTGGGCATAACCCACAAGGCAGGACAGGGTCGTTCTGCTATTCGATATGCTAGGCCAGCCAGAATCGTTGTGGTCTTGCTTGTTTGTGCCCCCCATACCAACACGACCCTACGAATCGAATCATCGCCAAAAGCCTCTAGCGGTTCACGGACATAGGGCGTGAGCGTTGTTGAATAAGCACCGGGTATGTTCGTTACTCTTGCCGAAAGGGTTAAGTTTTTCTCTGCCCACTCTGGGATTGAGAGTTGTTCCCTTGGCTCAAACAAAAGGCGAGCAAAGTTCTTGGCTTCATCAATCTGGTTCATCTCTTAACCAGATAATCTTTCGCATATGCCCAAGCGGGGTTCATATGGATTTGATGGTGGCACTCAAAGCACACCGCCAAGAAAAACTCTACCTCATTGAGCCTATCCCCGAACCTTCCTCGCCTATGGTGAACTTGGCTTGCCATCTTGCACTTGCAGACTTGGCAGACTGGATTGTTGATTAGAAACTTCTCTCGCACATCTTTATAGACTTCGTTCTGGCCTTTTCTCTTTGCAGATACTCGGCGTAGTTTGCCCCCTCGTTTTAGTGGGGTTTTGCGTTTAAGTGAAGAGCGTTTCATCGGTCAAAGAATGGAACATCGTGGGCACATAAATCCCTAAACTCTGGTATCTGCATAAGGGTTTTGTGAAGTGCGATTGGGTCTGCCTTGTCCCTAACAACTGCGTGATGAAAGTGAACCATCCAATATCTTCCAACGCCCTGCCTTGTCTTTGGGTAGTTTTTGAAGCAACACCCTACGCACATAGCAAATTTATGTGCTTCTTCAAAGTATGTGAGTTGTCCGGTGTTTGGAACATAAAGCGTAGAATGGTTAGAGTTCGGGCAGTAAGCCAAGGCTATTCTTGTGGGCTTTGCGGTTTTCATCGGTCAAAGAATGGAAGCACTATGCCAAGGATTGCGATTGCTACCAGCAAAACAATGAAGCACTCGTTCATTTGAATGCTCCTTCTGCTTTCTGAATGGTCACAAAGATTTGATCGATGCCCTCTTGAATAGCCCTTTTAGCACATTCTGGGTCGCTAGGGTTTGCTCTGGCGGCCAAGCTCGAAGGCATAGCATCCATTAGGTTTCTAATTGCTCCTAGCCATTTGCCGAACACTTCTCGCACCTCGTCCATTCTCACTAGCACTCTGGTTACTTCCTCGAACCGAGCGTGTTCCATTTCGGCTTCTGCGACTCGCTTTTTTGCCTCGCCCCATCCCTGCACCGCCGCCCGCATAGCGACTGGGTTTTGATTGTTTGCCGCCGTAGCTACCAATGAGTAAGCAACTACCTCGGCTTGCTTCGCTCGATTCAATCTGCCAAGCGAGGTTTTCGATTTGTATGACTCGGCATCCGAGTCTTTTAATGGCTCTGATGAGGTCAGGGATGGTGTTCGGGCTATCTGTGATTTGCTCACTCGCTTCTGATTTGCGAGCCTCCATCTTTGAGCGTCTGACTCGGAAGTGAGGGGCATACCCCGCTTTACCATTCGAGACAACTGCCCCGCATCGATGCCCCACTTTTCTCGGAGTTCTTTTTGCGTAATCATTGGCTAGGATAACTGCGGAGGGATAGTCCTCATTCATTTGGCAAGCGTGGCCTTTTTGCCAGTAAGGTTTTCCCATCGCTTCACAATCACATCGCAGTAGTTTGGGCTTATTTCCATTCCGTAGCATTTGCGTCCTAATTGCTCGGCGGCGATTATGGTTGTACCAGAACCGCAGAATGGCTCGTAAAGAAGGTCTCCGTTCTTCGTGTGATTCCCCATCGCATAACACCACATCTCGATTGGTTTCATTGTGGGGTGTTCTCTTGATGCTTTTGGTCTTTTGAAGTCCCAAACAGTTGTTTTTGTTCTATCTTTGTTTTTTAATCTTTCACCCGGTTTCCAGCCGAACAATATGGGTTCGTGTTTATAGTGGTACTCGCTATGACCCATAACCATAGAATCTTTATTCCATACCAGTATTTGTCTTAATATTTCTCGGCCTTTCCAATCGTTCAAAAACACACTATGCAACCGTCCCGCCGGGACGGTTGCAATCCAATATGCCCCATCCCTAGACATAGACTCGGCCACATCAAACCAATTTTTACATTTTTCAATTAGGTCTGATTCTGATAAGTCATCATTCTCAATTTTTAATGCGTCCTTGGTTTTGCCAGTATAGCTTACGCCATAGGGCGGGTCGGTAAGAACCATATCAGCAAGTTCCCCATTCATTAGCTTTTCTGCGTCTTTTATGCT